TCCTTCAACCTTAACTGCATGCCGCGCGCCACCTGCTGTACGCCCGCCCGCGCGAGCTCGCGACCCAAGCCATTCGCCGTCAGCTGCCCGCCGCCGTGAGGTTGGTACAGCTGCAGCAGCTCCTTCGCGGTATAAAGATCGCTACTTAGTTTGACGTCACCAACACGTAGAATGTAATCTGGGTTCATTAGCAGCTGACGCACCCACGTAGCGAGATCTGACTGCACATTGGCAATCATCCGCTCCTTCGCAGCCGTTCTAAACGCCGGTGCCGCCGGGTTGAAATCCCCGAGCTCTAGCTTCAAGAGGTAGTCAAACACCGCTGCGGCGCCGTCGGTCTCCAGCCACAGCTCATACTCCTTATAGAAATCCTCTTCCAACGGCGCCACCTGCACCTCATGGATGAAGAAGCGCCGATCGTCATCCTCCAAGAAGAATGAGTCAGGGTGGTTAGCAGTGAAGAAGTAGTTGATGCAGTCCGGCACCACGTAGCTGGCCACGTACTTTGCGTTGATGCGAATTGACTTTTGGGTAATGAGCTTCTTGAGAAAGTCCGCATCTGCTCGCTTATTCGATCCCGTGACGTCATCACCCATCACAAACTGCTTACCCTCGCACCACTCATTAAAATGGCTGTGTAAATCGATTTGGCTAATCTCAGTGAAGTTTTCCCCATAGATTTTCCCTAAGGTATACCCGATAAACGACTTACCTGTGCCGTGCTTGATGCCATGCAGCACCACTGAGCTGAACAGCTTCGAACCGGGGTACCTTAAGGGGTATGCGCACCACCGTAGAAACCACTGCTTCGCCTCAGGCTCCGCGTTAGTAAACAGATGGTCGATGAGCGTCAGAAACGGCTTGACACTACCTTTCTTCGGTTGCACACCCCAGCCTGACCAGATGTTATAGATCGGCGGTGAGTTCACGAGGAACTTCGGTTCGCCGGGTTTGTAAGTTAGCTTTGATACCTCACAGCGAAGCGGCCACCGAAGCCAAGCCGCAGCTGCAGCCACAGGCTTATAGGAGATGACGCCATCTTTCTTAAGCTCCCGTTCTTGATATTCTAATGGCGCAGCCACATGTTCTTTGAATGCGGCTGGTGAGATCTTATCATGAGTTCGTTGATTCAACACCAACCCGGGACTGGCAACGTATACATACTTGTCGTTGAGGTCGAACAAGGTGCGTGCGAGGCCTAATGGCTCAGCTTCATGGAGCAGCTGACGAAACTGCTCAGGTGCACACTGCACGAGGAAGTCATCAAGACCCACCTTCTCGACCTGCGGCAGCTGCGGCAGGGAGACAAGGTGGACGAACGAGCCGCGTTGGTGGAGAGCCTCAGCAAGCTCCTGTAAGGCATGGCAAACAAGTACATTCTGCCGATAGTCTGAATCGAAGCAGATGTAAGTGTGGCGCCTAGCCCAGATAATAGGTTCTAGCGAAGGTAACCACATGATACCCAGCTTATGGGCCCGCCAGTTATAGACGCCACCTAACCCAAGGGTGGGGAACCCAGCTTGGCACCCCTTGATGGCCTTCAGCTCGCCTTCAGTGATGATCAGCGGCTGGTTTGGATCATTCACTAAATCAGTCCAGGTGTGGTTCAATGGGTAATAAGCAACCGGCGCTGTATTCGGCTCCTGCACGTAGCGCACCGGCTTCTTATCAGTGAGCGCTTGGAAGTCAGACGGGACCTCGAGATACCGCAAGCGGTAAAATGGTTTCTGTCCAGGCAGATCGCTAAGCGGCTTGCCGAGGTGGTCGTGGTAGTTGATCTTGAGCGCGCAGACTGGCTTAAATGAACTGTGGAGTTTGGGTGTTTGGGTGTTATCGAGGAAGCTGAGACCCAGCTGCTTAAGCTGCTTGGGGTCAATACCCGACGACTTTAGTTTAGCCTCGCCCAACGAGACAGCCTTAGATGACGTCTTCTTTATCATTGTAACCTCTAGTTGAAAACCTACCACCTAAGCGGCAAGGTGGGTGTCGGCGAGGACCACCACCGCTTAGTGGTTTTCACATGGAGGCTTCATGGCTGAGGACTAACTCAAGCTGTTTCGCTCGTTGTAAGTAGTCCTCGCCGACGAGAAATCGTAATCCTGGAACTACGCGCAAGTAAATATATGAAGCGACGTTTCGGAGTTAGTTATTTAGAATCAAGCACTTAGCTGCTTCACACGCTTCAATACTTCGCGCTTCAGTACTCGCTACCCTTATATATATATATTTCTTTCTTTCTTTCTTTCTTTCTTTCTAAAAAGAAGAATGAAGTTATCGAAGTTATCGAAGTTTGTTTTGCAGATTAATAACTTACGAAGCTTCACAAACTTGCTTCATAGCTCTGCTAGCAGCGCATATGTGGCCACAAAGTATTTGCTCCCCACATGTGTACGGAGGCCACGACGAGGTGTATATACGTGGCGCCATAGGCCGTGGGGTCTTGAAATAACATTGGATAACATCTGTGGGTGCGAGAAAAGGTCACAAAGGTTTTGTGAAAGGTGAACCTCGCGTCAAAGGTGCTGGGCGCAAGAAGGGTACACCCAATAAGATCACCGCTGATATTCGCTCATCGATCAAGCTGCTTTCAGAGCGCAATGTCACGGGGTTTGAGGCGCTTATCGACCGTGTGGCTAAGAAGGATCCAGCTCGTGCGATGGACCTCCACCTCAAGGTGTTGGAGTTCAACATCCCGAAGTTGCAGCGCACTGAGATGACTGGGTTGGATGGCGCGGCACTAACTGTGGAGCTCAGCGCAGGAGACTCGAAACTTTGAATGCCGCGGCTCAAGCTGTACATGAGACGCTCTTCCGCTTCACAGCGAAGCAGGAGGAGGCGCAGGAGTATTGCACTGGTGAAGCCACCCATTGCATGCTCTTCGGCGGCAGCCGCTCAGGTAAGACGTTCCTGATTGTGCGCAACATCGTTGCCCGCGCCTTGAAGGCGCCAGGTTCACGCCACCTGATCTGCCGCTTTCGCTTCAACCACCTGAAGTCGTCGATCATCCTTGATACATTTCCGAATGTGATGCGTCGTTGCTTCCCGCAGGTGAAGTACAACCTGTCAAAGTCGGATTGGTACGTGACGTTGCCCAACGGTAGTGAGATCTGGTTTGCTGGTTTGGACGACAAGGAGCGTCTCGAGAAGATCTTGGGTAAAGAGTACGTTACCATCTATCCCAACGAGTGCTCGCAAATTGCGTGGGACTCCATCCAAGTGTTAATCACACGTCTTGGCCAGAAGGTGATGCAGGTTGTCAAGGGTCTGCGTGCGCAGCTCTTGAAGCTGCGCATGTACTATGACTGCAACCCACCGACGAAGGCGCATTGGACCTTCCGCGTCTTCAAGCAGAAGGTGGATCCTGAGACGAAGCTGCCGCTTGCGCAGGCCAGTGACTACACCTGCTTCCAGATGAACCCTATCGACAACCAGGAGAATCTCTCGCCTGAGTACATGCGCATGCTGTCGCAGCTCTCAGCGCGGATGCAGCGTCGATTTAAGGATGGGGAATTCGGTGAGGCGGCACCAGGTGCATTGTTCGACGAGTCCATCATTGACCGTTGGAGGGTGCTCGATGGCAACCTGCCGCAGATGGTGCGGGTGGTGGTAGGTGTGGATCCATCGGGGTCGGGTGATACTGACAACGCAGATAACGACGAGATTGGCGAGGTAGTTGGCGGCTTAGGTGTGGATGGTCGCGCTTATCTCATGGAGGATCTGTCGTTGAAGGCGGGTCCAGCGACGTGGGGCCGTATGGCCGTGGTCTCGTATGGGCGTCATAAGGCGGACGTCATTGTCGGTGAGACGAACTTCGGTGGTGATATGGTGAAGGCCACGATCCAAACAGCGGCATCAGCTGAGAATATGCGCGTCAACTTCAAGAAGGTGGTGGCCTCGCGTGGTAAGCATGTACGGGCCGAGCCATTCAGCGCCTTGTACGAGCAAGGGAAGGTACGCCACGTAGGTATCATGTCGAAGCTGGAGGATGAATTATGTGGGATGACCACCACTGGTTATACCGGCACCGGCAGCCCTAACCGCGCCGATGCTTGGATCTGGGTGTTGGCTGAGCTCTTTCCCTCAGTCGTGAATGCAAATCGTGAGAAGGTCGCTGTGGCTCCACCACAACCATCTAAGAACTTTTACAAAGGTATGACTCGACATGGCTAGACCTACTGCCGAGGAGCGTTTGAATGGTGTGCATGAGCGCGCCATTCGTGAGTTTAATCGCATTCAAGCAGCTTTGCGTGATGAACGTAGGCAGTGCTTGCAGGACCGTCGTTTCTATTCAGTGGCAGGAGCCCAGTGGGAAGGTCCACTGAATGAGCAGTTTGAGAACAAGCCGAAGTTTGAGGTCAATAAGGTTCACCTCTCAGTTATCCGCATCATTAACGAATATCGCAACAACCGCATCACGGTGGATTTCGTCAGCAAGGATGGTAACGATGATGATTTGCTAGCTGACACCTGTGACGGGCTGTACCGCGCCGACGAGCAAGACTCAGGGGCTGAGGAAGCTTACGACAACGCCTTTGAGGAGGCGGTGGGCGGCGGCTTCGGAGCGTGGCGACTGCGCACCAAGTACGAGGATGAGGAAGATCCTGAGAATGAGCAGCAGCGTATCTGCTTTGAGCCGATCTATGATGCGGATTCGTCGGTGTTCTTCGACCTCGATGCAAAGAAGCAGGATAAGTCAGATGCGAAGCGCGCCTATGTCATCATCTCGAAGTCACGTCAAGACTATATTGACGAGTACAATGACGATCCAGCTTCTTGGCCGAAAACTGTTCATCAGAATGAATTCGACTGGTCCACGCCGGATGTCGTGTACCTGGCTGAGTACTATGAAATCGAGGAGCGTCGTGAGACGACACACATCTATAAGATGCTAGATGGTACTGAGGAACGCTACTCTGACGATGAGCTTGAGGAGCCGGCACGTGAAGCTGGCGAAGGCGAGGACGAAGAGGCGCTACCCACGAAGCGCGATGAACTGAACTCACTTGGTGCTGAGGAGATCCGCACTAAGAAAATCAAGCGGAAGCGTGTGCATAAGTACCTCTTCTCAGGTTCGAAGATCCTAGATGATATGGGACTGATTGCTGGGTCATGCATCCCGGTGATCCCGGTATATGGCAAGCGGTGGTTCGTCGACAACGTCGAGCGGTGCATGGGCCACGTGCGGCTCGCCAAGGATGCGCAGCGCTTGAAGAATATGCAGCTGTCGAAGCTGGGTGAGATCAGTGCCTTGTCCTCAGTGTCGAAGCCGATCGTGTCGCCTGAGCAGATTGCCGGCCACCAGCTGATGTGGGAGGAGGACAACATCAAGAATTTCCCCTACCTGCTGCTCAACCCCGTGACTGACAAGGAGGGGAATGAGCAGACGGTTGGGCCGACAGCCTACACTAAGTCACCCGAGATTCCGCCGTCGCTCGCAGCGTTGTTGCAGCTAACTGAAGATGACATGAAGGACCTGCTTGGTAACCAGCAGGCTGGCGAGGAGATCCAAGGAAATATCTCGACTGAGACCGCCCACCTCATTCAGAACCGCGTCGACATGCAGACTTTTATCTACTTATCGAACATGGCGAAGGCTGTGAAGAGGTGTGGTGAGGTCTGGCTCTCGATGGCGCGCGACGTCCTCGTGGAAGAAGGGCGCGTTATGAAGGCGCGCGGCGCCTCAGGCGAGCTCAGCCGCGTGCAGCTGATGAAGCCGATGATCAACGAGAAGACCGGTGAGGTGGAGCACCGCAATGACTTGGCTAAGGCGAAGTTCGACGTAGCTGTTGAAGTGGGGCCGTCCAGCTCAACGAAGCGGGCGGCGACAGTCCGTGCTCTCATCAACATGGCGCAGCTAACTGAGGACCCGGAGACTAAGCAGGTGCTTGGCTCTATGGCCATGATGAACATGGAGGGTGAGGGTGTCGGCGATGTCCGTCGCTACTTCCGCCAGAAGCTGATTCGCATGGGCGTAGTAAAGCCAAATGAGCAGGAGGCCATTGAGCTCAAGCAGGAGCAAGCTAACCAACAACCTTCGCCGCAGGATCAATACTTAACCGCGGCTGCTGGGGCTGAGCAAGCGCGCGGCGTGAAGGCGCAGGCTGATACCATCGCAGTGCAGGCGAAGGCTGATAAGGACCGCGCGGATACACTGAAGACTTTAAATGACATTGATAAAGATCAAGGTCATCTAGCAATCAAGGCGATTCAGGAGCTGGGCCCGCGTGTAACGCCGCCAAGCTTGCCTGGTTCGCCAGTGCAGAATTAGTTGTGGTTGAGTATCATCCAACCATGACATGTTAACGGTATCCGCCCCGCCGCTGAGTGGGTGAGTTAGACGAGGTCAGTATGGGTAACGAAACGGCAGAGACGACGACTGAAGTGGTAGTTGACGAAGCGGCGCAGGCCGCAGCGGCAGCTGCTTTGGCGACTGCAGGCGCTGAGCAAACATCCGGCGCTGATGACACCAAGACAGGCGAGACGCTCGCTGGTGAAACAGGAGCTGAAGCAGATGAGGTCGTAGTCACCATTGGGGATGAAGCGCCGCCCCAAGAAGAGGAAGAAATTGCTAAGGCCCCAGAGTGGGTGCGTGAGTTGCGTAAGACGAATCGCGAGCTGGTGCGTCAGAATCGAGAGCTGCAACGACAACAAGCTGAGAAGACCCAGGCTGCGCAAGCAGCTGAGCTGGGCGCTAAGCCGAAGATGTCGGATCCAGAAATCGACTATGACGCCGCTAAGTTCGAGGAAGCGTTGAGTGCGTGGAATGACAAGAAGCGCCAAGCTGATCAAGAATCTGCAAACCGTCAAGCTGCTGAGCGTAAAGCTCAAGATGCTTGGCAAGCGCAGCTTGATAAGTACGGTGCGGCTAAGGGTCAGCTGAAGGTCAAAGACTTCACTGAAGCTGAGGCCACGGCAATGGAGGCTCTCAACCAGGTGCAGCAAGGCATTGTGGTGCAGGGAGCTGACAACGCTGCGCTTGTCATGTACGCGCTTGGCAAGAACTCTGCTAAACTCAAGGAGCTTAGCTCAATCACTGACCCCGTGAAGTTCGCCTTCGCGGTTGCCAAGCTGGAGAAAGACTTGAAACTTACAACACGCAAGGCGCCACCGCCGCCTGAAAAGACGGTGACTGGCTCGGCTCCTAAGTCAGGAGCTGTTGACTCACAACTCGATCGGCTGCGCGCTGAAGCTGAGAAGACTGGCGACTACACGAAAGTGAACCAGTATCATCGGCAGAAGCGTAAAGCTTCGTAACAACATTTTTCTTGGAGTTCTACAATGAGTAATTCATTCAGCAAAGAGGAGCGCGTTGCATTTGAGCAGCTGATCCTGGGTTTTGACGATGCCCTGGTCCTGTCTCGCAACGTTGCCAAATACAACCCATCGTCGCAGGAGATGGAGCGCGCCGGCGACGTCATTTGGCGTCCACAGCCGTACATCGCGCAGTCGTTCGATGGCATGGATCAGACCGGCAACTTCCAGAACCAAACGCAGCTGTCAGTGCCGGCTACGCTTGGCTTCAGCAAATCCTCGCCGTGGATCATGGATGCGAAGGAGCTGCGTGACGCGTTGCAGGAGAACCGTCTAGGCGAAGCCGCGAAGCAGAAGTTGGCGTCGGACATCAATGTCGCTATCATGAACGTTGCGGCTCAACAAGGCACGTTGGTTGTGAAGCGCACGGCAGCAGCCACGGGCTTCGACGATGTCGCGGCAGCCGAGGCGATCTTCAACGAGCAAGGCGTGCAAATGTACGACCGTTGCTTGGCGCTCAGCACGCGCGACTACAACGGCATGGCGTCGAACTTAGCAGGTCGTCAGACAATGCAGGGCAAGGTGCAGACGGCTTACGAAAAGGCCTATGTGGGTCTGATCGCGTCGTTCGACACTTACAAGCTTGACTACGCGAACCGCCAGGCGGTAGCTGCGGGCGGCGGTGGTCTCACCATCAACACCACGTTGGCAGGTGCACAGTTCTACGTGCCGAAGGCGACGTCAGTTGCGGCAACGGGCGAAAAGAACAACGTCGACAACCGCTTTCAACGGGTGACGATCTCGTCCACCACCAACGTGGCAGCAGGCGACTGCTTCACCATCGCGGGTATGGATTCGGTCCATCACATCACGAAGGGCGATACCGGTCAGCTGAAGACGTTCCGCGTCATCAGTGTGGACTCGGCTACGACGATGACCATCAGCCCGCCGATTATCAACGCTTTAGGTGGTTCGACAGCTGAGCTGCAGTACAAAAACTGCGTGGCTGTTTCAACGTCGACTACTGCTGCAATCGTGTTCTTGAACACGGCTACGGCCTCCATCAACCCGTTCTGGCAGCGCGACGCCTTGGAAATTCTTCCAGGCCACTATGCGGTGCCGACGGATGCCGGCACGGCTGTGATGCGAGCCACC